TCAATCATTCGCCGACCTCGACGTATTCACCGCAGATGCGTCGTCGTTGCTCGCAAACATCAAGGGCGTGACATACACGTTCGAGCCGGAGAACGCTGATTCGTCGGCGATCAAGCGGATAGGCAAACGACGCCAGACGGTGAAAAAGGGCGTCACCGTTGCGACTGGCACGATGTCCACGTTGACGGGTGACGCATCTCTCGTCGCGTCGAACCTGGCAGTTAGTGCCATGACTCTCGGTGGCACGTCGATCCTGAACTATCTGCGTGGTGGTTCTATCTCTGGATCGTTCGATGTTCGCGAGGTGTCGGGGGTCGCTGATCCCTATCGGTGGCCGCAGATTTTCGGCAAGGACTATGAGGTTGAGCTGAACCTATTGCTCCCTGCGGCTGGTGATTCTCAGGTGTCCAACATGGCGAGGGTTCTGTCGCCATTGATCCACGATCCCGATCTGACTGACCAGGATTTGACCCGTGTTACATGGTCGATGACGATTGACAATGTGACGATCACGATCCCCATGATCGTCCAGTCATATGAGCTCACGATCAGAGAGACTCAGGAGCAGGAGTTGCGAGTTAGGCTGTCTGGCTGTGATCCTGGTTCCGGCGCATACCCGACGTCTCCGACGGGGACATCGACGCTATTGGAGGCTGCGTTCAACGCGTTCAATACGCCCATCGCTCTGGTGCTCACGACAGCGGCGGCGGGCGCAGGTGTCTCGTATTCGTTCAACGCCATCATTACGCGGTTTGGGTTCTCGTTCAACGATGCAGAAATCACGATGATCGACTACACGTTCTCCAGTAGGGGTAACGTGACGGCGGTTACGGTGTAACATGAAAAAGGACAAAGAGCAGGATAACGTGCAGGACAACGCGCAGGACAACGCGCAACCAGAGGCAACAAATGAGGCTCAGGAAGGCAAAACGCCTGGGGCGGGGTTTGGTGCAGTTGGCCAATGAAGGTTGCCAAATCTCCGAACACACCTCTCATCGATCAGCTGCTAGCGGACATCCGCCCTCAGTCGTCGTATGTGGTCGTCAAAACGAAGAGCGCGACGCTGACGTTTCGCACGGTCACCGATGCGGCGGAGATGCGTCGCCTAACTGATGTCTGCAGGACATTCGCAGACTCGATGGCCAAAAAAAGCGCGCATCCAGAATGGCGCGACCTAACGCCTATGGACAGGGAGTACGCTGGTCGTGTGGCGTTGATTGCTGAACTGAGTGAAGAGCCGAAACTCACCCCGTTAGACGTTGCTAAGGTCGCTCGCGCGAACGGGTTGTTTTTCAGTCAGGTCTGCGAGGCGATCGACAATGCCAGTCGCGTAGAAGCGACCATCGAGTATTCCCGCGAGTTGGAGTGCTCAAAAAACGCATCAGGCGGGATACCCTCTGGAGAAACCGGTTAGTGGTATCCCGCGATGTATGGGGGAAACACCCGGACGAGTTGCTGGGCACCCCGTTCGCGCCGTACATGATGGTTGACATGATGGCACTAGCGATCATTGAGCAGGAGGAGATGGAGAGCAAGAAGCGATGACGGAATCGTTGATTACCAGGTTCGTCCTCGACGACTCGCAATATCGCGCTGGTGGCGCGAGCGTGATCGCTGTCACGAAGGCCATCGATCAGGCGGTGACGCGGACACAATCGAATGCCCAGAAAATGGCGTATAGCCTGGGCCATGCTATTGGCTCTGCGGTGCGCAGAACGGCAATCGGGGTAGCAGGTCTAGGTGCATCGGTTGTCGGGCTGAGCATCTACGCCATGAAAGCGGCGGCTGACATGGACAGCCTGAAGCGCGCGCTGACTGCGGTTGCGGGGAGTTCTGCTGAGGCTGAGAGGCAGTTCGCGTCCCTCAAACGGTTAGCTGACGCATCTCCCGTGCTCGACATCGAGAGCGCCATTAGAGGCTCCATCGGGCTGCAATCGACTGGCCAGTTTACAGCCGATGAGGCCGAGCGGATCATGTCGGCGATCTCCAACGCGATCGCCCTTTCTGGCGGCAACATTGAAGGGTTTTCCAGGGTGATGGAAAACCTGAAACAGATTGCATCTCAGGGCAAACTCACAGGCGACGAACTGCGCGAAACAGCGTCAGAAATCCCAGCCCTCAGGCAGGCGATGCTCGCCGTGTTTGGAACGACGAACGCGGGAGACCTAGGCAATATTGCAGGGGCTGATGTCATCAAACGCTTGGCGGCAGAACTGGCGAAACTGCCACAGGTTTCAGGTGGTGTTCAAACGGCGTTTGACAACCTGGGCAGTTCGGTCAAAATCGCGTTCGCGACGATCGGCGATGCCATCAACAGGGCGGTGATTCCCGTTATCCAGCGGCTGACAGGTGCTGTCGATTGGCTGGCGAATTCTGGAGTACTCCAACGACTCACGGAGTCGATGGTTCGGATGTTTGACTGGAAACAGATTGGTGACGTGTTCCTGCGCGGACTCAGTTGGGTTATTGCGATCATCAATCATATGCCAACGCTGGGTTTGCGCATGGGGGTAGGGCTGAAGGCCGTTTTCCAATGGTTATCGGAATCCGCGAGCATGCTAGCTGCCGTGCTCGGTGGGCTGTTTTTGGGGCCTGCGATCATCAACGGGATCATGCAGATCGTCAGGGCCCTGGTCGTTTTGAGGGCGGCAATACAGGGCGTAGGTCTGATGGCGGTTGTGATCCAATCCATCGTTACAGGTGGCGCTGCGTTGACCAAAATGCTGGCGGGATTTGTCGCTGGCGTGCTCGCCGTAAAAGGGTTGCTCTACGTCCTAGAGCGCGCGCTGCCTAAACTCCCTGAGATAGGAAAACAGATGGGGCTGGGCGATATATCAAAGGATGCCCAGGCTGCATATGCGGAGATGCAGAAGGCGATTGGGGGCATGGAGGGTACATCTGGTGGCCATGCGACTGGCAGCGATGGAGGCGCGTCGCAGGGCACCACAGGACTACCGACATTGCAACCTCTGCAGTCAATCGAATCCAACACTCGCAGAACTGCTGACGCGACTCAGAAACTCGTCGAGCGGTTTGAGCAGACCGTTTTCGGAGGATCAGAACTAGGCCGTTACGGATTGACAGCGCGAGACATTGGCGCAATCAAGCGTGGTGGTGCAGGGTTTGACGCGCAAATCGAGGAGGCGGTCCGCATGATCGCGAACGCCGTATTGGGCCTGCAATCACGCACATTGAAGGCGACGTAGATGTTTACTCTGAGTATCGAGGTCGATCATCTGCAGCCTCGTTTGCGCCATGATGCCCTGAGCTACGTCACGACAGGGTACGGGCATGGTGAGACTGTCATAGACCGGCCAGTACGTGGATACTCAACCTACCACAGGTCGCAGACCGCAGGCGAGGATGACACATGGGTTGACCCGATAACGGGGACGCTGATGCTGATGCCGCTGCCGCTGCTCGAAGCGTGGCAGAATAACTCTGCTGGGGATTTTGCGCGGCTAGCCAAAACCGACCTGACGTTGGTGACTGGCTCCAACTGGTTGGAGCACAACGTCACAGGGTTGGCGTCTAGGTTCATCCACGGACGCTCGTCCACACTCAACGAGCCGATCAGGACGAATGCGACGTATGGTGCAAACCGCGCACTCTACCTGACATGCAAAGCGGCCGCCGCTGAGGGGGAGGAGCGGCCTCTGATCCAGGTTGGGTGGGACTACGCTAACCGCAATGGTCAGAACCTAGGTCTGGCATACAACCCTGCCAAATCGGTGTACGTTCAGGTGTACACGTCATCCAGGGTTGAGGTGTACCTCGATGGCGAGTTTCAGGGGGAGGGTTCGCTCGTCCCTCCGGGGTCGTCTGTCCAGAAATCAGTCAATGAAGAGTGGCTCCGGCTGCTCCTGATCCCGATGCGTGATGGCATCCTCATCTACTCGACAAACGGCGGGGGTTATTTCTGGACACGCCCCGATCTGGAACCCGGCCAAAACAATGCAGTCATCACTCCGGCGGCGGACGTGTGGTGGTATGCGTTTGGTGCCCCAACTGTCGAACTAGCGCCTCTGAAATATCGCCGTTCCGGCTACCGCTGCTCGTTAGCGGCTAGGTGGTCGCGTGCCCCACGAGTGGGAGCACCAGAGGCTCATTACATCTATGGCATGACTCCCAGCGGGACATCCACGAGCGCCTCGTTCGTCACCCTGACAGATGCCAATACTCCGTTTGTTCCAGACGGCAGTACGAAGGAGTGTCGTGTCAAGTTTGCGCTCTCGGGCGACGGGGATAACACTCCATTCGTATGGGCCGCACAATCCGCGTTTGTCCACGAGATCGTTGACACGAACGACTCAGAGGAGCGGGACATTACCGCCTACGTGCAGCGTGCGGAGTTCGATGTGCCTGAGACGGGGGAGGTCTCAGCTCGTCTAGTTGTCACGCGCCTCCACGATATGGCAGAGGCAGAGGAGAAACCCGCCCTGCTCGAAACCATGTCCAACAGGCCCATCAGGATGAGGATTCCAGGCTCTGCTCGGCTGTTAGATGGGGTCATCCTGGACCGGCCTCGAATACGACGATCAGCCGTCCTCAATGCGGACACGGTGGAGATCACGGCAGGCGGGCTCTACACCATGCTCAAACGGTTTCGGTTCCGTGATCCGATCCCGCTCGATGGGGCGACCGTCTCCGAGGCGCTGGCGTATATCGCAAATCGGGCTGGCATCCCCGACGACAGGCTCGACATTGAGGAGTTCGATGTCGTGATTGGCGAGTTCGTGAGGCCATCGAAGGGGGAGTTTCACGCGGTCATCAATGCGGGGGACACGGCGGCGGATTGGTTTGAGAGGCTGATGAATGAGTATCTGCCGGATTGCCATTGGTGTGAGGGGCCAGGCGACGACGGGATTGTACGCCTCATGGTGTGGTCGCCAGAGAACATCAAATCTCCGGTAGTGCCCTACAGGATATTCGATAAAACGGAGGACGCAATCGACTACCTCACAGGGCTAGGGTTTGAGGGTGAGGAGCTAGATCGAGAGTTGCCCAGACGCGTCTACCGGACAGTCGATGAACGGGGTTTCCCGCCTGAATGCAACTCAGTCTGGGTGCAGGGGCTGGACAGGAGAACCCAGCGTCCCATCGTCGTCTACAAGGACTATTTGGCGGCACAGAATCCGACTGTACCGCCATCCGCACGTGTCCCTGAATGGTCTGGAGACCAGCATCTCTATGGCGTAATCGCAACTGCGTTGGCGACTGAGGAGCAATGCTCCAACGCGTGCGAACGGCTGTTCAGGCGATTGGTGTATGGTCGTGATCTCATGGAGATCGAGATCGACATGATGATAGACCCTGAATCCAACGTGCCACTATGGACTGGCTGGGAGATTGAGGTTCAGCGTGCTCGCCAGGATTTCCTCGATGGTGATGATCCGCTAGTCGAGAAATGGACGATCACACGTTTCGGGGGTGAGTTCGTGAAAGAGGTTGACGGTGATGACGATGACGATGGTGGCGAGTTGATCGTTAGGCCGTTTCGCTATGTCATCGAACGTCAACGCGAGGACGTTGAGACCAGTAAGGGTCTAGGCCACATGACGCCTGGCGAGTCGCTCGCGGAGATGGCGGTGTTCATGGAGCGCCGGAGGAAGAGCAACTTTTTCCTGCGCCCAGAGGATTTGGTGCCTAGGCTGAGTGCGGTTGAGATATGACAGAACGCAGGCTAGAGACTCGTGTGTCTGACGGTGAGGACACATTGTCCATCACCATCACCGGCAGAGACGATATCCTGGTGCTGATCGAGCAGCAGGTGAGAGCTGTCGTTGGTGGTTACCGTGAGGCGGCTAACCCCATCGTCATCATCAATGGCGGTTCTCCGTGCGAAGGGTGCCCTGGTTAGCGTATGCCCAACTCAGGCCAGATATTGGAGGCCACGCAGACGACAGCGGAGTACGGCTGGGAGTGGCTGGCGCTGCGAGTCGCATCGAGTGCGTCGCTGACCTCAGACGATCCGAATGTGACCTATGGCCATGGAGCCTACGGCCAGACAGACTACGTTGAGGACGCGATCAATCGACTCCTCGGAATAACCCTGGAAATCGGTAGCGAGTGGGATGGCACGGCAGGCTCTTGGTGGGCTATCTATGATGGGATTGGTGGCCCTCAGGTGTTTGGAGCACCAGTTTACCTGTCGAGTGTGAGCATCGAGGTCAGGATTCCTAACCTCAAAATCTACGGACGCCTAACGGGGTCGTTGATCCAGTTGGAGTCTGGGCCATGGCAGATATGGGTGAACGATGTACTGGCGTACACATTCAGTTCGGGGGTGTCGGCAACGTCCACCGGGGTTGGGCCACAATACATCCAGCATATCGGCATTCCACTCGCGATCAGCGGCGACTGCAGCGTCGATTCGACCTATTTCCCTACTGACCCAATCGGCGACGATGGTCAGGTGGTGCCTGGTGGGCTGCCACCGGGGTTCACGTATAACCCGTGCGCACCATCGGTGCCCATCGAACAGGCCACGAGTGAGATCACTTCGACGATCACCGGCGGCTGGAGATTCATGGTCGGTGGCGTGTGGCGCGACCTGCCCGTTGCGACGAACATCGATCTGACAGCTGGGATCGGCCCATTTGGGCTGTCCAACTCAGGGATCATCTCGACAACGCGGACATGGGGCACGCACGTCTCGTGCCGTGATTACCGGAAATACCGGTTCGAGTACCTAGGGCGCGAGAATCCGAGCGAGACGAGCGTTCAGGTGACGTGCGATGGCGTCGTCGTTCGGACTGACACCAACCCGTCGTCCGGGAACTCGTGTACTGACCCATGTACGGGTTTACCTGGGCCGTTTTGGCGAGACCTCTATAGGGTTCAGTACGACATTGAACACCAAACTGGTGGCATCCGGCTAATCCCAGACCTAGAACGCGCTATCGTGAGGCTGGGTGATGACCATGCGTCCGAGTACTACCGCTACCCGTTTCCGCAGACCAAAGCGCAGAGCGGGAACACGTTTCGTGACGGTAACGACATTGGGTTTACGGTTTCTAACCCTGTCGTCCACCCGTCGCTCTCAGAGTTCAAATCCGTCGTTACCAACGCGACTAGTCCATTTGAGGAGCCTCTCGGCTATACCGCCTACGCTGAGGTGTACTGCCAGAAATCAAAGGGCCACCGTGTAGGGTTTTCCGCATACCATCCTAACATCTGCGTTTGTCCGTGGGACTGGTTCGTTCTGGGTTCCCCGCCGTGCCAGACGGGCCAGGTGATGGGGTTCCTCTGTGGTGCGGTTTTCCCGACTCCGGCTAACCCTGTTATCCAGTCGGAGGGTCGCTCGTTCCAGTTCCCGTCCAATGTGCAGGATGGCCAGATTGGCGGGGTGCTGATCGGCGGCCCGATGTACCACCGTGACGCGCTAACCAGGTATTTCGCCACGTGGGTTCATCCCATATGGCTGATGTACTACTGGACAGTTGAGCGCCACCCTGTTGACTATGCGCCGGTTCGCTGGGCTGACTATTGGGGGCCGATCCGCGAACAATGGTTCGAGGACGACTCTCGGCAACGCAACTCCATCATCGCGACGTTCTGCGAGGACGAGCAGGGCAATACGCCATGGCTCGATCAGTACACAGCCCCGCCGTCTGATGACCCTGAAGATCCAAATAACGGCCTCAGGTGGATCGGCCTGCACCGGTTCAAACGAGAATCGTTTACCATCCCGGTAAACCTAACACTCTCACCATCCAGGCCCGCGAAATGGGCTGCCCGTATTCAGAGTGGGACGCCAGATTGCACCATCACTCTAGGGGCTAGTGGTGTCACATTGAGCGCTTTTGCTGTAACGACTGCTCAGGTGGATTGCTCGCTGGTGAACTGGGACGCAGACCCCTATCTCCTACTGGCGATATTCCAGGCGTTGACGATCACCTGGGACGCGTCAAACGTGAGTTCGATGTCTGTCTCGTTGGTGGGCTGGGACGGGGCGGAAACGCCACTCACGGTGCCGGGGAGGACTGACGTCAAGGATTTGTCACCAGCGCAAACCAAATACGCCGGTTCGTGGGCAATCGACAATGGTGCGGGCGTTGTCACCGACGAGGGTGTGGACACGCTGCCTAACGGTATCTCGGTGGACACTATGCAGGGTAGTCCGACGCGGGCGGCGGCGTTTCAACTGGGCCTGGGACGGTCGTGGAGATACCTGCGCTACCGCATTACACCGATCAACCCTGCCGTGTCAGTTCGGTTGGATTGGCCGTTCTTTGAGTTCCCGACGGCTCGACCGACAGTATTCTGGGAGTCAGGCAAATGCGCGGCGATTGTGTGGCCTGACGGGCCTGGTGTTCGGTGGGGTTCATTGCTCTCCTATCACCCTACGTTCGGATGGCTCTATCCGCCCGGCGTTGCTGGGTTGGGTACTGCCAGTACCATCATCGACGCTAAAACGTTTGGGCGTCGGTTGCTCCAGGGTGATGGTGGCAGCGATTTGGCATCTACGATCACGGGAGAGTTGCCTGGGTTGGTAGACTCCATCGAAGGGCCTGCGTCAATCTCCGTCGTCGATAAGTTTTCACTAGCGTTCCCGTTACCGTTTGCGTCAGAGGAGTAGAGACATCATGTTACTGTTAGTTTCCACGAGCGACAAAATCCGAGTCTCCACATCGAGTACGTCTGCGATCGACGTCCATGCGTCCTATGTCGATCTGTCCGGCACGACCGTCACGCCAGGCAGGCGCAATACGGCGATCTCCTCTGCGACAACGACAGATGTCGTTTTGTCCCCACCGGCTAGCACCAGCCGCAACGTCAAGACCCTGACGATACGCAACACGGGGGCATCCAACAATGATGTGGCGATCATCCACACGGATGGCACAACGTCCATTGAGGTGTACAGGGCTACTCTAGGTCCGAATGCCAGTTTGTTCTACACGGAGGAGAGTGGGTTTTTCATCGAGTCATCGGTTGTCTCCAGCCCACCATCATGGGGGTCCAAGGTGTTGGGGTGTTGCATTGCTGATCCTGGTATGCAGATGTTGCATATGCAACGCGGCAGCAACGTCGCAGCGACACCGACTAACATCGGTACAACGGTTGCTCGATGTTCCCTGTTCATCCCGCCTGTGGCCATAACAGCTAACCGGTTACGGTGGTATGGAGTGGGTGCTGTCACGTCGATTTACACGGTAGCACTATATCGCTACAGCGACCTGGCGAGACTGTCATCGGCGTTCACGATCACGACGGCAGCGAACGCCTGGGGGTCTGTTGACCTGGGAGGGATTGCCCTGAGTGCCGGGGTCCCCTATTTCGTGGCATGTTCAGCGAACACGACGGGGACAACTGCTGGAATCGGGTGTATTGGAACCACCGTCGCAGCAACGACTGGTCAGGTGGCCATCGCACCAGGGTCATTGCCTGGAAACCTGGGGGTTGGCAACAACTACCTGGGTGCGTACTGGTTTCAGTTCGCGGTCACCGCTGGCGCGCTGCCGAACCCTGCCGCCGCCCTGGCGGCTCAGGCTGCGTGGACTGGTGGCATGCCCGCATTCTGGGTTGACAATGCGACTACCGCATGATCACGTGGTTTGATCCTCAGCTCGTCGCCGGCAGATGGTTTGGCGATGTGTCGCCAGAACCATGGTTCGACAAACAGCTCCTGTTCGATCTGGCCCCGTCGTGGGACCGCGTGGTTCGGTTCGCGCTGGGCAATTCGTTCGCAGAGATGCCACCGCTGGCGTGCTTCCCGACGCGGAAACGGGGCACAGATGACTGGGTGGCGGATGGTCCGTACTGGGCTGGAGTATATGACTGGAGCCAGTTGCAGAGGCTGTTGGTGTCGGCGGGCGAGTTGGCCTACATGGACTCAGGGGTTGTAGACTCCCCTGTGGGTTCGGCTGTGCTCTCTGGCGTGCCTGCTGGGTGGAGGGTGTGGCAGTACGCTCCTGCCCTCGACAATACGGAGATGAACTGGCGGGTGTCCGTTGGTTCGGCGCGGATCGCCCGTGTGAGGCCGTGGCATGGGTTCTATCTGCTGTACGCGCCAGAGAGGCGTGGGGTTGATTGGGTGTCCTATCACGTCAGCCCTGCTCGGCGCCATGCTGTTGCGGTCGGGGTCGTCGCGGGGAATGTAGAGGTTGGTATATCAGAGAGTTCGCCATCTCTGGCCCCACAATGGGTGGACGCCGGGTTCGCTGCGTCCACGGGCTGCATCAGGTGGGGGGTTCGTGGCGGTCTGTTGTTGTGGACAGTCGAGGGTGGCAATGTCAATCAGAGAGAATCACTCAACGAGGGGGGTGCGTGGTCAGTGGCGACGTCAATAGGTGCTGGCACCCAGGTTACAGCGTGCATCACGCCCCAGCGAGTTCGCTACATCTACCGGCGCACGTCTGGCGGGGCAATCGTCGTCCAGGCGAGAGATTCGGCGAACAACGTGTTGATTACTGACACTACAGTTGTGGCGTCTGGCGTTGACAATTCGTCTATTGATTGTGACTACCGGCCTCTGGCTGGTGGCCGATTCGAAATCGTGCTCTGGTACATCGCCAGCGGCACCCTGACCGAGGTCTACTCTAATGATGGGGTAGTGTTCAGTTGATGAGGTTCTCCAATGCCTGATAGGGTTCTCACGTTCGTTGATTCGCCGACACAAACCAACATCCCTCAGAAAGCGTTTGACGTCGGCAGCGGCCAATATGCACTCGCCGTCGGCAATATCGGGTGCGACACGACGAATGGTGTCCAGAAAGTCGCTGAGAAGTGGGTGGCTGGCACGATCACGGGCGCGGCGGATGGAGCGACGATTACGGGGCTGGGGGTGTTGCGCAAACTGATCCTGAGCAACAACAACGCCTCTCCAACCACTGCGACCATCTACGACAACACGGTTGGCTCTGGGACCAAACTGCTACCCACAATCGCTCTCCCGGCGAACACGACGGTTCAAATCGACGTTGCTGTACCGTTCACCATAGGGGTGTTCATCGACTGGGCGACAGCGACGGGTTGCGACGGTCAGGGTTTCTATCAGGCGGTGAACTAGTGCCCATCAATAACAAACCCGGCACACTCATCGTTGACGGGTCATCCACGACCAACTGGTCACTCGTGGTGGGGGCCTCAGGCCCCACGCTGATGGGGGTGAACCTCAAGGATGGCACTGCGGCCCAGCGCGTTGGGGGTTCGTCAGCGACTAGCGGCAACCTGCGCCTGAACTACGCTCCTGGTGGTGGGGTTGACATGTCGGGCTGGCAGACGTTCGACGTCGATGTGTACATCGAGTCCCCATCAGCGGATAGGACGTCTGTCCCATTGAACCTCGCATTCACGAATGACTCTGGGTTCGCCAACAATTTCTCGTTAGCGGCGGCCAATGGCGGGTCCATCGTCCAGTTGGTTCGCGGCTGGAATACCCTGAGGTTTGGAAGGCAGGATTTCGGCGTGGCGGCTGGTGCCCCGTCGTGGTCGTCGCCGTTCAGCATCGTCAGGTTCAACCTCGACCTCGTTAGCGGTCAGGTGATCACGGCAGCGTTTTCCAACCTGCGTAAAGGGGCGCATTCGAGGACGCAAATTTGTTTCGTATTTGACGACCAGGGGGAGTCCGTCTACTCGAAGGCGTTTGCCGAGATGTCAGCCTATGGGTTTCCTGGATCGGTTGCGGTGATCGGCTCATACCTCGGCGGGTCTGGTGTGCAGGGCGGGTACGTCAGGTGTACCGTGTCTCAGCTGAGAGAGATGATCGCTGCTGGTTGGGATTGTGTCAACCACAGCTACCTGCACCTCCAAAACGTTTGGCAGAACGCCACGTCGGCGCAGTCACGAGACGAAATCCTGAAGGGTCAGCAGGCGCTCGTGGACAATGGTCTCTCAACAAACAACTCCCACCTCATCTACTGTTCGCCATTCGGCGAGTGGTCTGACTCATACCTGGCTGGGGCACAGCAGGCGGGTTGCACACATTTCCGGGCTGGCATCAATTTCGGCATAACAGCCGCCGAAATGCTGCAGAGTGACACGTTAGACGCCGCGTTCCGGCCCGTGCCAACAATCGTTCCGATCAACACGAGCACGCTCGCCACGATGAAAACCATCGTGGATCGCGCGATAGGTGCTGGGCGTCACATCATTATCACGATGCACCACATCACAGACTCGCCTGCATCATCGATTGAGTGGTCAACCTCCAATTTCCAGGCGCTGATTCGCCATATTTGGAGTCGTTCTGCCGCCTGTGACGTCGTGAACTACCAGACGTGGCTGAGCAGGGTCACGAGGCCGACGGAGTAGGCTCAACCCGCCTATTCTCGCGCGGCCTCCCTAGTTCCTCCAACGCTCGACGTCCATCGGGTCACGCGCATCGACTGGGACGTTAGCGGGCTGATCGGGCCCGTAGGCCCGGACAGCAGCCGCGATCAGGATGGCCATGGCGATCATCAGGATGATGACCATGATCATCGTTGGGACGTCGTTGGAGCGTTCGAGTTCCTCCAGCGTTTTCCGTTGCAGACGTGTGGTGCGCCTCACGATGCCACCTTCCTCAGATATGCGTCGAGCCCTTCGTCGGGCATGACGGGGCTGCTATGCAACGCCACCCCCACGCGCCCGCAGATGGCGTACAACTCCTCCACACCCTCCGCCACATCATTCAATGCGAGGACGAGCGTCCGGTAGTGCTCGCCGTACACCCTCTCAGCGAACTCCTGATCAGACACCTCCGTGTCCACGGTGGTCTCGTTGGCCACAGCCTCGTCGTAGCGAGCCTTGAGTTCATCCATCATTGCGATGATCCTGCGGTACGACATTTTGAGGTCGAACACGAGGTCGAGCGCCTCATTGGCGGCAGTCGTCAGGTTGGTTGTGGTTGTCTGTAGTTCCATTCGTTTCCTCTCTCGTGGCAATGCCACACACCTATTATAGCGCGGGTTTTCTGGCAACATGAGGATTTTCTCAAAAAAAGTCACAAAAAGTCACAAAAAAGCGCAACCTGTGATATAATGCTAGATGATGAACACACGACGACCACGGGGGCGGCCCCGTCATCCGGCTAGACAGGAGGCGATGGAGATGCTCCGGGAAACCTCTTTGTCGATGTCGGAGATCGCGCGGAGGCTGGGCGTACACCACTCCGCAGTCTCTCGGTGGGCGACCGAGGCTAAAAAAACCCCCACATCATATGGGGGTGGATTAGAGGAAACGTCGCCTGTCGCAGGCGCTGTCGTTATTATAGACGACATCGCCGGCCCTGATGCCGCAGGCAGCGGCGAGATTGGAGGAAACGATGAGCAAATCAACTGACGCAGCCGCTCTGCGGCAACAAACATACCGAGGTACTCACATGCGAGACACCCGTGGGGTGTACGCATGGCGCAACGAAACGTTCCCGTCGATCACGACGCTATTGAAGGTGCTCGACAAACCCGCTCTTGTGCGGTGGGCACCCAAAATGGTCGCCGAGCACGTTGCCGACTATGTGCTCAGGCGGGTGCCTGAGGAGAGGATCGGGTGGAAGGATGTGCAGCGGTACCTCGGCGACGTGGAGACCCTGAAACAGGTGCCATGGACGTATGCCGAGAAACGCAGGGACATCGGCTCCACCCTCCACGACATCGCCGAGCAGGTGGCTGGTGGCGTGCCGATCAACCCTGCCGTGTTCGCTCCAGAGATCAGGCCGCTTGTAGAGGGGTTCATGATGTTCTGTGACGCAGAGCAACCGGAGTTCCTGGCGATGGAGACCGGGTGTTTCAACCGCTCGGTGGGCTACGCCTGCACGCTCGACACCATCGTGAGACTGCCCAACCGTGGGCGCACGATGGTCGTTGACTACAAAACCTCGAACGAGTCATACCCCGAACATGCCCTTCAACTCGCGGCCCAGCGTTACAGCGAGTTCATCGGCCTGCGCGACGGCACGGAGATCCCCATGATGGAGGTCGATGGGACAGGGGTGCTCCTGATCATGCCCAACGGCTACAGATTCGTCGAGTGGGAGACCAGTCCGAGCGACCTCGACGACATCGCCGCTCTGGTGCGTTTGTACAACCGCAACCAGCGACGGCTCACGTACACGGTCATTGATGACCAGACGGAGGGCAAATAGATGCCTATCGTGACCCTGCAACAACGCCTGCGTGAGGTGGGCCGCATCCGAATCGGACAGAAGGGGCCTAAAGGGGGGCCTCAACGGCTCACGACGTTTAGGTTCACGTCGTTTGATCGCCGGGCTGTGGAGGCCGCTGCGTCCATCTGGGGTGGAAAGGTAAAGGAATGTACGGAGCCTGAGCTGGTGGGGCAGTTTGAGGTTATCACTAACGCCGCCGAAATCCCGATCATGGCATCGCCCATGGACCCCACCCAGTACATGGAACTCTGGAGCGGTGGTGAATGCCAGCGCCGTTGTGACGGGCAAACTGAACTGCGCACGGGCTGTCCATGCATGTGCGAGGCCGGGTCTGAGGAATGCAAACCCACGACGCGACTGCCCGTGATCCTGCCCGATCTGCCTGGCCTGGGCGTGTGGCGACTGGAATCACGAGGGTGGCACGCCGCCGCAGAACTCATCCAATCATTCGAGATGCTCAGGGCCCTCAATGGTCGACGCGAGATGGCTGAGGGTCTCCTGGCCATCGAGGAGCGGCGAAGCAAAAAGGATGGCACGAGGCTCAGATTCATTGTCCCTGTGATCAGGATTGGGATGGCGCCTCGCCAACTCCTCGCGCAGGCTCAGGCTGCGGCGTTCGACACATCGCGGATGTCGCCCGAGCTGGCTGCGTCGATGGCGGCTCAGGCTCCCCCGGCTCCAGAGTTGCCCAGCGGCGGAAATGTGCATCGCGATTCCAACCCGCGAGGACGGTTTTTCGCCGTCGCACACGAGATGGGCCTGCCGCCCCATGCCAACGGATCGAAACAGATGTACTACACTGTCTGTGGCAGGGTTTTGGGGCGCACGCTCGACACGCTATCGACCGTCACCGACGCCGAGTGGGAAACGCTCGCGTCGTGGATTATGGCAGTTCAGCGAGGGGAGAAAGCGATGCCACGGGCGTTTCGCGACGCCATCCCCGAACACGACCCCCTGTCGGAGGCGGAGGCCGATCCGTTCGCCGACCCAGAGCCTGTCGTCTCGTAACGACAGTTCGTCACTCGCCCACCACACCCGTGGTGGGCATGCACCCCTTATGAGGAAACGATAATGGATAAACACAACATGTCATCGCCACAGCTCTCGGACATCATCATGCCGAGGGTATCGTGTTACCTCGGCATCGACCCTGGCGTGCGAGGAGGCATTGCCTATGTCTCTGGGCACGACGCTGAAGCGTGGCCAATGCCGATCATCGGCAACGAGATCGATGTGGCGGCTATCAGGAGACTCCTGCTGGACATCAAACCCGACGTCGCGATCATCGAGAAGGCCCTCGTCATGCCGAGGCAGGGCGGAGTATCTGCATACACCATCGGCCGCAACTATGGCATGCTCCTGACTCTGTTGCTGGTGCATCAGATTCGAACTGAGGAGGTGTCGCCCTCGCAATGGAAGAAGTCGATGGGCGTGTCCAGCGACAAAGATTCCTCGATCATGCTAGCCAGCAAACTCTTCCCGACTGTCGAGTTAGTTGTCAGCGGGCGCAGGAAACATCATGACGGTTTGGCAGAGGCGCTACTCCTCGCTGAGTATGGCAGGAGGAGAATGAAATGAGGATCAGGACGATCAAACCTGAGTTTTGGCAAAACGAGGAACTCGCGAATGTGTCAGCTGAGGCATGCCTGTTGGCGATTGCTCTACTCAACTACGCGGACGATGAGGGGTGTTTCAATGCACACCCGAAACTGGTATCGGCGTCGTGTTGTCCTCTGAGGGAAATGGATGTAGTCGCATGCCTGAGAGAACTCGAGGAGATCGGTTACATCGAGACGATTGTGGTCTCTGGCCGGTCGATCGGCAGGATCGTGACGTTCACGAGGCACCAACACATCGCGAGACCCAGCCGTAGCACTCTGGCCCACCATTTCAATGAGGACTCAATGAATGCTCATGGAGGACTCATTGAGGACTCAATGAATGCTCATGGAGGACTCATTGCTGGAAAGGAAAGGAAAGGAAAGGAAGGGAAAAAACAACCTAAGGTAGTCTTGGGTGGTAACGCCGCGCGAGCGCGCACGCGTAGGACGGCCCCCGATCGGGAAACACAATGTGCCAGGACGCCACCTGTAGCCGCGGAGACTACCTTTGGTCGTTTGGATGTCGATATCGAGACTGAACAGGCTCGCCGGGAGCAGGTTGCCAGAATGAGAGGTGGCTCGCAATGACGATGGCTGATGCGCTGCAGATCGTGGAGGGGCTCAGAGGGGCTAGCCTCGGGAAAAACGGCTGGAAGGCGTGGATGAGAGCTCTCGACGGGTTCACCCCAGAGGAGATCGTCGATGCCGCTGAGAAAGTGAGTGACGACTGGGCGATGGCGTCGCCGTGGCAGATCGGGTTGCTGCGGGCCAGGCTCATGGCGATTAGGGGCGAGATGGACAGAGGCGACGTCGATGGGGTCGCATACGATTGCGCGAACGCCACCATGAGGGGACTCGGCAGGTGGGCAGGACGGGAGTCGGAGTACTGGAAAACACGCCCAGATACCGAGAGAGAACAGATCGCCGAGTACACACTCGGATGGGGGCAATCGCCAGAACACATCGCGATGGCTGAAACTATCTGCACAGGATCATACGAACGGTGGTATAGAAAACATAGCGCTCAAAACGGCGATTCTAGGCCCGTGTAAAGCGGGACCCCTGTCATGGCAGGGGGAGATGGGTAGAGGCGTCTAGAATGGGCGTGCAGGCGGCAAAAATGGGCAAAAGGGAATCGGGGAGCAACGAGCAATGGACAGCATCAGCGCGAAGGAGGCGCTCACAATCTGGGCGTCATGGGTGGCAGGAGGCAGCCAGCACCGATGGAGGCCAGACGGGCTCGAAACGAGATGCGGAGAAACAGACAGCAGCGACTACGCCGCATCAGTAGCGCTCAAAGTTGAACGATTCTTCGGACTCCGAAGGATCTATAGGGCGATGGCGTACCGCGTCATCTGGGAGTGCAGAGCACCAGACGACATGGACGAATGGCGGGAGTTCGTGAGGGCGTTCAAACGGTGGCTCGCAGAACACCCCATCGGGAGACCTGTCGAATGGGAATGAAGCTCTACAAATGCAAACATTGCCCAAACACATCAGGCAGCCGCGTGTGCGAACGCTGCAGGTATCTCGCCGAACAGGGATGGCCCGTCAACTACGCAGGACCCATCAGAGCAGGAGACAAGTTCACCGGAATCGTAGGGTTTGTTTGGGATGCCGAAGGATGCCAGCCAGGGTGGGTCAGACTCTATAGGCCGGGGAGCGACCAGGAGGAGCATGGGCACACCGTCATGGTCGAGGTTAGGGTGCTCAGGGCGCTCGGACTCAAAACAGAAAACCCATGCGGGCAGGTCGTCGTCGGGCCGGAACAACACCCAGATCCAAAAACAACGCGACAACCGTCATGATGGATATAAAATAGGGGATGATCGAAACAAAACAGCGAACGGAAAACGTGGCAGCACTAATCAGGCGTGCGTTCAACATACCGCCTCTCGACAAACCGCCAATCCCGTGCCCACCTGATACACTCTGCGCTATACAGGGGACACCCATCACGGAGGGCTACCCAGTACTCTCTCACGTCAGACCTACAACCGGCGAGTACCTCGATATGTTCAGGGGCGGCGTCGACGGATGGCTGAGCGAGGATGCCGCGATCGTATTTGATCGATTCAGCGCACGCGCAGGCTATCCAGGATCGATGCTCATCCGCAACGGAGTGCGGGTCGATGTGCAGTCATGGATTGACGCGCTCCAAAATCTCACAGACGGCGACGAGGTGGTCATCATCGTTGCCACAGACCCCAAAAAACGAGTGTGGCCGAGGGCTCGGGTTGGCATCGTCGGGCCGAGCACGCCGATACTCCTGTTTGCCGGCAACCAGCTACGTGTCATCAACTGCTCGATTGACGCGCTCATAGAGTCCGCCACCTACGTCGAGGAGCTGATCTCATTGGGCGCGTCCAAACGAGCCATCGCCACCAGCCTAGTTGCGTCGCCGTGGAAGGCGACGCTTCAGACCAGGATTTACCACGAACGCCAAATACGACCGCATCGCGATCGACCAGAGTGGCCGGTCGCTCTGACCATCGCAAGGAAACGAGACACATGAACCACACACAATGCACGTTGTTGCTGACCGCTACGACGCCGATCAGCCACCATGACCCGGACGCCAATAATGGCGACTCCAACACGCTCACGTTCTATCGACGCAAAATGCTCCTGCCAGGGGTTGAGCACACGGTCTCATCCGACGAGGCGCAGGCGATCGCCGACACGTTTCGCGTGCCAGACGAAATTGCTCCCGCACTCATAGGGCTGACAGCAGGGCAGCTAGTTGCCATCGCCACCGCCAGGGCATTCATCGCGATTCACGGCGGCCATGATGGCGATGGGCTGTTCGCCGGCATGGAGCGCTACCGCTACCTGGAAACGCGCCTGCGTGATGCTGGCACGCGAACCAGCAATCTACGCACGCTGTGGGATGCGCTCACCCGTGACCTGCAGGTGTCCGTGCAGTTCAGCAAACATGACGAGGACCTCCTGCGCCTCTGGTCGCTCCCCGCATCTGTCCAACGAGCAGCCTGTTCAGCGAGCGCGCGGGAGTACAGGTCGATTGTGACGATCGCCAGGGAGTGGCACAAATCGCGCTCCTCTGACGGGGGACTGTTCAGCGGGGTCGCCGTAGACCTGCTCCCTGAGGATTCTGGGCCTATCCCGGTGGAAATCCCGGCTGTGTCCAGCAATAGCGCGCGACACCAGGCGGTCAGGGAGCCTGCCATGCGCATCCTGTTAGGGGCAGTCGGCATCTCACCCGCAACGCTCCCAGGAGGAGGCGATTTGCCCCTGAGCGTTGAGTCGCTCCTGTACAACGGTGGCAACATCAAAGCGGGTGCAAAACAGGCCGGGAATGCATTCGTCGCTGCAGCCACAGTACGCGCGACATATCCGAGCCTCGACCTGCTGGGAGGTGTCTGCGATTCGTTTGACCTAGGCCCGTCTCGGCTCGGCGTATCGGCCCACGTCGTCTGCCGAGAATGCGCTGCAGCTCTCCAGGGGACTCCGCTGGAAGGGCAACCTCTACCGTCTGTGTTTGACCTCATCGATGAGCAAACAGCGACCAGGCAGGAGGGGCGTACCGGTGAGGGGCAGATGATCTACAAATTCGAGACGCTCGCGCCGGGCACGCAGGTGCTCATTCGGTGTACGTTGGAGCCGTTTACGCCAGAGCTGACGGCAGGAGCGCTCGCATCAGCACTAGATGCGTTCGTCCGCACAGGCTGCCGATTCGGAGGTCAGTATGCCCGCGGGATGGGCTGGATGGACGCTGAGATGATCGAGCCTCTACCAGACCATACTGGGTTGGCTGATGCCTACATGGCCTACCTCGCCGATAACCGAGAGCGCCTCCGCGACGGCCTCACCTCAGGCAGCCTGGGCATGGCGTCACCAATCCTGTCATGACGGCCATCGAGCGATCTGGGTTCCTCATGCACGCCAGGTCGGCACGATTCGCCGCGCGCGTCCAGAGCGCCATGGAGATCATTCGACGGGCGATGGATGAGTGCTCCAGCCCATTTATCGGGTTCAGCGCAGGAAAAGATTCTGTCGTCACGGCCGATCTCGTGTGGCGAGTGAGCCCTGACGTGCCAGCGCTGATGCTGACTGGGGGAGAGACCCACCTCCTCTACCCTGATGCGGCAGATGTCGCCGCACGAGTGGCACGCGATCATCCATTGACAGTTGTCCATGTGGACCACGTGTTCTCGGCATCGTGGGCCGATGCCCATTTCTGGGAGCAGTACGAGTCGTTCGTCGGTGAGTGGGAGACCTACCTCTGGGCGCGTGGCCACGACGCCGCGATCATCGGACTCCGGGCCGAGGAGTCAGCGCAACGCAGGGTAGATCTCCGCACCCGTGGCCCCATACATCGATATGTCGATGGTGGGCGCTATCGATCAGGAGGTCTGCGCGTGTGCCCTATCCATGACTGGAGTTGGCGCGATGTGTGGGCCTACATTGTTAGCCGAGATTTGCCGTACCTGAGCGCCTATGATTCACGAGGGCCAGACGGCCGCACGCATCTGCGCCTAGGGCGCTCAGCCATGAGGATGGGTCAGCTTCAGGAGCTGAGGCGGGAGAATCCGGCTGGGTACGCCGCGATCCTCGCCAGGTTCCCCGACATTGAGGAGATAGCTCAGACATGTTGATTACAGATCATGCCCTACACAGCTACCGTGACCGAGTGGCGAAACGGCGAATCTCACTCGCTACTGCAGCCGCGGAGATCGCTGATGCATTAGAAGCGCCCCTGTTCTGTGCGTCCAACTCCAAGGGGCCGTTCCTAGGGCTGCGCAATAGCCATGGCGTGGTTTTTGGAGCGTCGGTTTCGTCCGACATGTCCACCGTTGTTGGCATTGGCCCAGCGTGGTACTGGCATGAGTTTCGCCATTTGTGGCGAGAGCATGGATGGGACATCAAACGCAACCGACCACGGGCGTCGGTTGTTGCTGACGGCATCGCGCCCACGCGCGCTCTAGATCTAGATGAGCGGCTTCGCGATCATAGGGAGCGGTACCGCGGATTATCGGCAAAAGCCAGACCCCTACTGGTGACAGCGCGCCTGCGCTGTCAGGCACCCGTCGCAACATACGATCCAGTTGCCCTCGATGCTGTCCTCGCATACGCTGTCGTCCTGGAGGCAACAGGGTTTGCGATGTTCGATCGGGATCAGGGCCCAATGCAAATACCGCTCCCCGCATGGGCGCTGTGGCGTGATCCGACTAACGGTGCCCCATTGTGGGCGTGCTCATGTTTCGCTCCGGTGGGAGTCAGCCTGGAATCCGTTGTGTACAGACACAAGCGTGCCCCACGTGGGCTATGGTCGCGCAGCGCTACGTGCCCGATGTTGATTGATACAGCATCTGGACGTTACATGGAGCGCCGTATCCCTGTGCCTGTACGCACCGCTGATGTGTGGGCGGCAACGATGATTGGAGATCCAGATGAGGTTACACGACTGCTCCATTTCGTCCGCAGTATCGGCAAGGGGCGATCAATCGGGCTCGGCGAGGTCGCCGAGTGGCATGTCGCTGATTATGATGAGTTCAGCCTGCATCGAGATGGGCGGCTCATTCGGAGCCTGCCAGCAGATGCCGCACACGCCATGGGCATATCTATGACAGGAGACCCGGAGCCACTCATTGGATGGACGCCGCCGTACTGGCATCCGGTCCTGCGTCGTCCGGGCTATCGAACCGGTCATCCGGTGGCTCCTGGCGGCTGATCCTCGTCCCGGAGGCCGTGCGAGCGGAGACCGCCACCGCGATGGCAACTCCGGTTGCCTATCGTATCAGACCATCCGCCCCGATCACACGACCTTCAGGATCGCGCACCAATCGCCCGGGGCTCATCACGTCCGAGCGACGGGCCGCCTGGGCCACCAACGCCGACACGATGAAAATGGTGCCGTCCTCCGGTTCGGGGAGCCCGACGACCTCTCCGAACTCAACGGAGAGGATCGGGACGTTGGTCCCATCAACGTCGATGTTGTCCACCACCACCTCGGTGGTGGAAACGCGGGCCACCTGGCCCGATGGCTGAATGTCCAGTCCGCACAGGCGAACTGGGTGGGGTGTTAGGTTCACGAGTTTCATAGTTTTCTCCTCCATCAGACAAAGCGCACTCCCAAATCAAGCGAGCGTCGAACCCATGGTTCCTGGTTGACCAACCACTCAGCAACGAATCGGCGACAAAGCCTTGACGCATCCTCGCCTGAACCTTCAAACTCCACCTCCAGGCAAAGAACCCTTGTGCCTTCCCAATCCTCCAGCACGGTCAGCCACTTCGACCTACCCGCACCAAAGATGAGGTCAACTTGCTTTGATGCCGCAAGCAGCATGCCGTACTGTTCCGGATGAGCGTTTAGCCATGGCTCAATGTCCGCGAATGGCATTGCAAGGTCGGTTGCGACGTCACATGCCTCATTGCTGACAGTTTGTGTGTTGTGTAGTTGATCCATTCGTTTCCTCACGATTTGAGGCCGCTATGAAGGGGACCCCGTTCTCTTTGCACTTCCGGGCAAGCTTCCAGGCCCGCTTGATGGAGAGCTTCCTCCATCCACGCATGAAGGGCCGCTCTGCTCTCTCTTCATCGTAGAAGACTTCTCCGCACGAGAGGCAAGTGAGTTCCCATCCGTACCAATCCTGGAACCATCCGAAAAACCTGGTGCTCTTCTGGCAAGTCGGGCAATAGTGGCGACGGAGGCTCCAGCCGTCCTGCCTAGCGAAGTTTACGTGGAGTCCACTCATTCTCTTTTCACCAGTTTGCGGTTCGTGTAGCTGATCCATTCTTAGTAGTATCCTCTGCGCCTGTGGAATCGGACCGCTCCGGCGACGCTCCCGTAGCGGCGATGGCAGTACCGATAGACTGCCCGTAGTTGCATGATGGGGTCAGAGGTTTTCGCGATGCCAGTACCTCGCCATGTTGAGTCCAGGAACTGACCCAGCCCGTAGGCTGTAGACCGTGGGTTGCGTTGGGTAGTGTGCCTACTCGTGGGGTTGTAGGTGCCCACCTCTCGTCTGAGGAGGGCACGCATCTCCCACCACTCTGCAGGTACACCCTCTGCCTGTGCGGCGAGGATGCACCACGATAGGGCAAGGGGCATGGGGGTTACCATGGTAGTTCTACTCTCCTCGAAGCTATCTCTCTTCCGGGCGCGGCATCTGAATGTTCAGGTGACCGAAGAAGTCCGCCTCTTCAGCGCACGGGAGCATCTCCACCTTCTCACCTAGGTGGCCTAGCCGCCATAGGGCTCCACCGTCCACCTTCATGCCGGCGGGCATCATCCCGCCGTAGGCCACACTCGTGACCAGGTTGCGGGAATAGTCGGATGGGCCGGTACGGATTGCGAGCACGACGCCCCATTGAGCCGGAGGGATGACCTGAAACACGTCCACGGCTACGCCCTTGTATACGGCCCGCTGGTGCCTCGGCCCCCAACACGTACGACCGTGTTCATCCGTTCGCTTCATGAGCGTCCCGTCCTCCAGAGCGCTATCCAGGGCCTCCCGGAACTCGTTCCGCTCATCCACCATCTCTCCGAAGAGGTTCTCCGTGGATGTTGTGCGGGGTATGGCCACGATCTCGATGTCCTTCACGGTGTGCGCGCGTCGCCGGATGCTCCCGGCGATCTCCCATCGGACGCACGTGTGTCCGAAGAGCGTGTATAGCTCATTGGCTAGCACCTCGGCATTTGCCCTTGGGATGCGATCATCAGGCACTTACGCACGCTCCATTGCTTCAATCTCACCCAGCGCCTCGAACGCACGATCAACAGCCTCCTGCCACTCCTGGGGCGTCGGCGGGTTGAGACCCTCCTGCTCGGCGATGTGGAGATCGAGCAGGTGACGGATCGCGGCGGATCGCTCCTCCGGTGTCAATCTGAGAAAATGGACACAATCCGCCAACCCCTTGACAATCCTCGCCAGTTCGGCGACGTAGATCGCAAACGTGTCCGGTGATGGTGCGCGCCCGAACTCCAGGTTTTCGGTTACCTCTCCGCACCGGCGGATCAGGTCGTCGAGTTGATTGTGTACATTCATCGTGTCCTCAGTTGCCCGCCTCATCAGCCTGGGACGGCCACCTTTCCAGAGCCCCTGGGGTGAGACGGCACCTCTCGCTCTCATTCATCGGACTGTCGATCATAAACCTGCCATCACTAGTAACCCAGTACCAGGTGTACTCCCTGATACCGTTTTCCCCGACGCGGGCCTGGGCCACGCGCGGGATTCCGTCCTGGTCCCGGTAAATGCAGACCAACAACGTCCCGTTGGTGCCCCCGGCCATGCCGTCGTCCACGATCACGGCCACCGAACCATCACCGTTAGCCGAGGCGTAACCATAATCACAGGAGATGGCTAACCCTCGATCTCCAACTGCAACCGCCTTGCCGCCATATCCCGTTGCCACAGCCTGACTGAGTGTGCCCGAGCTCACAGCTTGGCCACTGGCTCCGGTACTCACAGCCTGGCCACAGTATCCGGTGTTCGTTGCCACCCCGCATTTACCGTTGGTCACCGACTGCACGTACTTCCCCTCAGATGTCGCACTCCCGGCTTCTCCGGTGGAAATCGCGCGGGAGCCGCATCCTGATGACACAGCCTGACCAGCCTCACCGGTAGCGATGGCCTGGGAGGACGGACCCTCGGCCTCGGCCAATGCCTCTCGCCCGTTGGCGAGAGCCAGGCTGGATTCCCCGCTCACACGGGACACGGCCCCGTGGCCGGAGGTTGCAACCATGACGAACTCTCCGACTTTGCTGACCTCCATGCCCGGGAGAGCGCTCGGGTCCGCACCGAGTGCGATTAGCTTCGCACAGGCCCCCTCCAGAGGGCCTGAGAACAGCGCGACTCCGCGCGGAGCGGACATGAGGCCGAGGGAGTGGGTCGTCAGTTCCGACTCCTCCACCTCGATCACCTGCCAGGTGGCGATGGCATTGGGGTTGGCCTCAGCGCCAAGGCCCATGCGGTATCCGAAAATCCGACCGAACTCCTCGCCACGATCGTTGGTTCGTGACTCGATGTATCCGAGTCGTCCAGTGCCCTCGTAAATGTCTCTGAGGAGATACGTTGGCCGCGAGGCCCTCCAGTCATTGTTGATGCTCATTTTCATTTCGTTTCCTCCAGTCTGACTCACCCAAATAGGGGAGTTTCGGCTACGCCTCGTCCACCTCCTCAACGAGGCAGTAACGCCATTCCCCGGCATCCCACCACGCAACGAGGGGGCGTCCGTTCTGGCCGTAGATGCGGCCAGAGATGTCAACGATGCCTCGATCCTCAAAATCAGCCTGTTCGACGTACTCGATTCCGGCGAATACGTCATCGACGGAGTCGAATGCCTCGGAGGCGTCATACTCCGCCTCATACATCCCGAAACCGCTGCTGTGTGCTCTGACTCCGATGATTCTTACCATTTTCGTTTCCTCCGTTGTCGTCCCCCGCTGTTTGGGGGCTACACAGATATGATATCACAACCTGTGCGAAAATCCAAGGGGTGCGGTGAAAAAAGTTGAAAAAAAGTGAAAAAAGTGGCGCATTGAACCTAGATGGAACTCCTCCGCGCCCTCGCACGTCACCAAATCGTGAGGGTGGGGAGGCTGTGGAGGTCGCTCCGTCGCTCGCCAGCCAACACGATCACCATGGTTGCCGCACCTGAGCCGATTGCCCCCGCCATGATCGCCGCCGGAGGATGTTCATGAGTGTTGACACCACGCCAGTCGGAGACATCGATGGTGGCGGGTGGCTGGCTTCGCGCCCGCGCAATCCGTTGACCAGGGTCTCGCTGATCGTCATGCACGCGACGGCAGGCACGTCTCTGTCAGGCGCTATTTCCACCCTTCGACAGCGAGGTCTGGGCTACCACTACTTGATCGACACAGATGGGCGGATCGTCAAGGGCGCGCCGACCAGCCGGGTGGTTGGTCATGCAGGCAACTCCTATGGCCCACGTGAGCAGGCGCGGGGCGTCTCACGCCAGCAGCGCCACGGTGGGGAGTTCGTCGCAGGATGCTCAGTCAACGGCTACTCTATCGGGGTGTCATTCGTCCACCCCAACGACGGGGTGACCGCGATCACTAGGAAGCAATGGGACGCGGCTGTCGCGTTAGTTTGGGCGCTCGCCGCTGCTCACACCATCGAGTGGGTGACCACCCACGCTATCGTGTCGCCAGGGCGCAAAACAGACCCGCGACCGTTCAATTTAGATGCATTCGCCAAAGAGTGCCGGCTTCCAGCATGGAGGTACACGTGAGCAGTCAGGACGTCGCGACAATCGAGCACACTCTCTCGGAGTTGGAATCTCGCATCTATGCGAGGTTGGGCCGATGGGCGCTGGCGATCCTGAGCACGACTATCGCGCTGGCGCTCGGCGCTGCGACGCAATGGTTTGGGCTATTGAGCCGGGTAGACCGGTTAGAGGTGTGGAAAACGGAGAGAGCGGTGGGAATCGAACAGTATCAGGAGTTCCGCGAGCAGCTAGAACGCAGGCTGACGAGGCTAGAGGCGGGCCAGGACGAGATTCTGCGACTATTGCAGGCATCATCTGCGCGAGTGTCTCGTTAGTGGCAATCGCCACGATGCCAGACTACCGATCATTGGAGCTAGTATGGAGCGACCAGGCAACCATCAGAGACGCGATGATCAGAGACCTCTATCTCGGTGGGCGTCCGCTCTGGCATGCGTTGTCATCGCGACACAGACTGTGGCGATCTGCGCGCTATGGCTCGACGGGTTACGGCGGCTCCGAGATGCAGAAACGGCGCTCACCCAGGTTGACAGAGACATCTCAGCCATGATGATGTTGGTGGGTTCACTTCAGGACAGGCAGGAGAGGCAGGAGAGGCAGTACAGGGAGATGAAACAATGATCAACGGTGCAATGAGGTCAATCATCGCCTCCGCAGTAGGCGGGTTGCTGGCGGCCATGGTTGTCGATATCAACGCATGGTCGAGGTCCGATGGCCAGTTTGATTGGGGGCTGGCCGCCAAACGTTGGGTGTCTGGTGCGATCACCGGAGCGCTGAGCGGCTTGGGGATTACAGACTATAGTCACTAATGGTCCACACCCCGACAGATGCGACACGGCAGATCGTCGCCGTGTTGTCAGCGCATCGAATCCCCGTGCCTGCGATAGGGCGAGCCATCGGCATCTCGGAAAACACCCTACGGAAACACTATCAGGACGAGATCAACGAGGGGCGGGGGATCGCAGATGCGAACGTTATCGCCTGCGCCTATCGAATGGCCGTCAGCGGCAGGCACCCAGCCATGACGATGTTCTGGCTCAAAACTCAGCTAGGATGGCGCGAGGTAACACGAGTAGAAACGACGGGGCCTGACGGGACGCCCATCGAGCAGAGCCTGACCATCAGAGTCCAATATGCAGACGTTGACACTAACACTACCTCGGTTGCATCAGGCACAGAGGGAGATCAGGAACCAGGCACGCCGGTATAACGTCCTAGCGTGTGGGAGGCGATTCGGTAAAACCCGACTAGGAATCGACCTCATCATCGAGCACGCGCTGTACGGGTTACCGACAGGGTGGTTTGCTCCGACGTACAAACTGCTCCTGGAGCCATGGCGAGAGCTGAAGGCATGTTTGGCTCCTATCATCAGGCGCACATCGGAAACTGAGCGCAGGATCGAACTCGTAACTGGCGGCTCCATCGACTGCTGGAGTCTCGACGACCCTAACGCTGGTCGTGGTTACAAATATCGCAGAGTGGTCATCGACGAGGCCGCCATGGTGCGCTATCTGGAAGAAGCGTGGACTAGGGCGATTAGGCCAACGCTGACGGACATGAGAGGGGATGCATATTTCCTCAGCACACCGAAGGGCCGCGACTTCTTCTGGAGGTTGTGGACGCGGGGCCAGAATGACCGCGACAACGAGTTCAGGTCATGGAGATATCCGACAACGGCGAACCCGTTCATCACCATCGATGAGGTTGAGGCCGCGAGGCAGATGCTGCCTGAACGCGCATACCAGCAGGAATACCTGGCAGAGTTCATCGAGGAGTCTGGCGGCGTGTTCCGCGGCGTTTCGGCGTCTATTGATCGTGGGAGTGTGAGTGGTCGAGCGGGCACAGGGCCGTTCACCATCGGAGTCGATTTGGCGAGAGTGGAGGATTTCACCGTCATCACCGTCGTAGACGCAGAGTGCAAACAGGTCTACTACGAGCGATTCAACCAGGTGTCATGGGAGCGCCAGATCAACGCTATCGATCAGGCGGCATCGCGATACCCTGGTGCAACGATCAGGGTGGACGCAACGGGGGTCGGTGACCCGATCTACGAGCAACTGAGGCGTCGCGGGCTGAGGGTCTCGCCGTTCAGGTTCACGAGCCAGTCGAAAGAGGCCCTCATAGAAAACCTGGCGATCCTGATCGAGAGCGGTAGACTGCGGCTGTTGGACATCGCTGAGCAGGAATCGGAGTTGCTGGCATACCAATACGACATAACACCAGGTGGTCACGTCAGAATGAACGCGCCGCAGGGGATGCACGACGACACGGTGATCGCGCTCGCGTTGGCGGTCCCTGAGACTCGCACACTACCAAAATGGGACACGGCCCTGAGCCTGATGGACTAGATGACTAAACGCTCAACACTGTCTCGCATCGTTCAGAGGGTGGCCGCCATATTTGGCAAAACTGGCGGCGGGCTGTACTCATCGTTCTCGCTGTTATCATCCAGCCAGCGTGACTGGAATCGCGAGGCAGGCCCTAGATACGACAATTCTGCGGTCGCCGCGATCATCCAATATCTGACGAGACAGATTACAGGAGACCCTAGGCTGGTTGTCCAGCAGCAGAGGCGTGTCAACAGTAAAACAGAGTGGGTTGAAACGCAGCACCCGATGCCAGGGCTACTGGCACAGGGGCCGCTGACTGATGACCAAACACTAGGTGGGGTTATCCTCTCTCTGGTGGTCAGCGGGAACGCGTACCTCGTCAAATCTCGCAATACCATTGGGCGAGTTGAAGCGTTACTGTACGTCCCACATTGGTCAGTCAGAGCGATCAGCAACCAGGATTCACCGTTTGGGGATAGGCGGGCGGACGGAACCAACCTGATCACCTACTACGAATACACGTCACCTGATGGCCTGCGTATGCCGTTCCGGGTGGACGATATCGTTCATTTCAGGTGGGGGGTTGATCCCAAAATGCCGCAGTATGGGATGTCCCCACTCGTGGCCGTTTTGCGGGAGATAGTGACAGACAACCAGGCGGCAACGCTGGGCGCTGCTCTGCTCGCGAACGCGGGTATCCCAGGCGTCGCGATCAGCCCGAAAACAGAGGTGTCTACTGACCTGACTCCAGAGCAACGGGAGGCGTTGAATGAGAAGTTCCGCCGACGTGTGACCGGTGACATGGCTGGTGCTCCATTCATCGCCCCATTCCCGGTGGACTATACGCTGATCGGGTTCTCGCCCGACAAACTGGTTCTGGGCCAAACGAGAGCTCTCGCAACGTCAAGGATTTGCTCGCCATTCGGCATCGACCCAATGGTACTAGGGCTGCCGTCAGAGCAAAAAACGTACAGCAACTACGAAGAGGCGGCCAGGGCCGCGTGGCGTGGTGCATGTAAACCGTTACTGCGTCTGATCAGCGACACGCTCTATAACCAGGTGCTGATCGTAGACTATCCGTTGGATGCTGCCCTACGCGTCTACTGGGATTTGTCGGAGGTCGCAGAGGAACAGGAGAACATCAACCAGGAGGCCGAGCGGTTGCGGACGCTATTCCTGGCTGACGCGATCACGAGGTCGGACCTGCGTGCGGCTCTCGGTTACGAGGTGGATGATCGCCGCGACAATGTGTTCTATAGTCAGCAACGGTCAGAGTCCATGACTGTCACTAGGGCCACGCAAACCCTCCTGGCCGAGCGACGCAAGCTCATCAGGGTTGAGGAGGTTCGCGATGTTGGCGCGTAGACTGATCGACGCTATCGTGACGGGGCGGCTCGTGAGAGCGACGACAACGGTGTCGATCCCGACAAACGCGGATTTCGCGGAAATGATCCTAGCACGACGGCGCGATCTCCACGGGGCGACGAGGCGTCTAGTGCAGGGGGCGATCAACCTCGACGACTGGTTTGACCTGTTCGAAGCCACCCTGCTAGAGGGTCACACGGCATCATGGCAGATGGGTCGCCATCTAGCCGGAGACCTGGAGGACGACATCAACGACCTGTTGAGAGGCATGGCGGCCCGAGACGCTGAGTCCTATTATCTGCGTGGGTTCCTCGACGCTCTGCGGGCTCGCGACCCGCGATACTGGGATGACGAGAACGCGGCGTGGGACGAAGGGGCCATCCGTGCGCGGCAGGATATGTACCTCGGGAAAATGCGCGGTACAGCTAACCAGGCGTTTGTCGATCACACACCGTCTGAACTAGATGAGTGGTGGTGGATAATGAGCGCTAACGAGGATCACTGTGCCGAGTGTCCTGAACTGCAGGATTTGAGCCCGTTCACTCGCGATACGCTGTTTACTGTGCCAGGAGCGTCTGATACTCCGTGCATGTACAACTGCCTGTGCTATCTGAAACGTGGTGACGGGCGTCGCGGGTTTGACCGAGTAGAGCTATGACGATGACGATGACTGAGCAGATCGAACGCCGATCATGGGAGTTGCGTGTCGAGTCGCTGGGCGACGGTGACGGTGGTGGCCGAGGTGTTGCATGTGTCCTAGGGGTCATGGACGCGTACAAGTCAGTCTGGTCGCCACGGGCGTTCAGCGCAGCGGTGCTGGCGCAGTTTGTCCGTGAGGGGTTCATCAGCGACGGACACGATGTCCGCGATGATTTAGCCACCATTGATAGCGCGCGGGTGCGCGACCGTGAACTCGTGATCGAGTGGACGTGGTACCCCACCGAGCAGGCTCAGGAGATGAGGGCGAAGGTCTCGGCCAGGCTAGAGCGTGAGAAATCTGTCGGCCTGTCGATTGGTGCCGTCATTGACTGGTCGCAGGTGGCTGAGTTCGACTCTGGCGAGAAATTGTGGGCGTATTGTGAGAGCCTCGGAGAACCGATGGAACTCTACGACCCGGCAATCCGTGGGTACAGAGGTTACTGCTGGGTGATCCCGCGCGTGGAGCGACTGGTCGAGACGGCGATCACGCCCATCCCTGCTGTGCCTGGGAGTGCTGTCCAGGTCGCACGTGACATTTTGTCCGCGTCGGAGGCTCGTGATGGCCTATCGTTTGCGGAACAACTCGACATTGCCCTTGGTGCAGTGCGAGAGGTTGAGGCGCGCGCGCTCTCTATTGAGGAGTTGCGTGGAGCCCGTGCTGGGCGGATTGGACGCGACAACCTGAGCCGCATTCGTGCTCTCAGGGATTCGTTGGATTCCATTCTGGCTCGCAATTCGGCAATCCGGCCTGATGAGACGGCTAGGCGTCTAATGGCGATTCGCGCCAAACGGCGACTGGCGTCTATTCAGAGCCTCGTTCTGAACCAAGGAGAACACACACAATGAATCTGAATCACTTCATTGCCCTGTTGAGGTCGGCGACGACTGACGAGGCGCGGCGCGAACTCTACGCGTCGCTCACGTCTGCTCAGCGGTCGCAACTCGCGGGGTTGACGTTTGAGCGTGCCAGCGAACTCGCTGGACTGGAAACGCGAACTGACGAGCAGACTGCCGAGATGGCGCTTCTCGTGGATGCAGCTGAAACTCTCGCCAACATGGCTCGCGCCGATCAGGCTGCCGTTTCGCGGGTGCAACGCGTTGCTGCTGCGTTCGTCGCGCCTCCGGCGAGCGATTTGCCCGTGTCGGCGAATGGCGACATCGACATGAACAGCCAGGCGACTCGCGCGATTGTGGCTGACCTGGAGGGCTATGGCCTGCCAGATCGTCAGATCGAGCGGGTGGGCACAGCCGAGTACCGCCATGAGTTCATGGCTTGGCTGCGATCATGTGCGTCGAACCCCTACGGAGAAACTCGCGCGCTGACGGCCACGACCATCGACGGTGGCGGCGTTGTTGTCCCAGCCGAGTTCCTGGCGGAGGTCGTCCAGCGCCGAGCTGCGAGCAAACGCGTGGCTGGGCTGGTGCGACGCTACCAGACATCGCGCGATGAACTCAGCGTGCCGAAGTTCCTCGGCGGATCATCGACAGCGATCAACGACATCGTTGTCCAATGGCCTGGTGCGCAGGGTGCGGTGTCCGAGGATCGCGCGCTGGAGCAATGGGGCAATCTGCAAATCCGTGTCCATCGTGGCGGGTTCATCATCGTCGCAGATCGGGCATGGCTGGAGGATGCCGCATTCGACATGGACACCTGGCTCGTCGAGCAGATCACCGACAAATATCTGGCGACAATCGAGCAGATGATCGTCAGCGGTGATGGCAACGGCAAACCGTTTGGCCTCACGGCTCGAACGGGGACGACCACGCCCGCCGCGAACCTGATCACGGCGGTCAACATCGGCAACCCTGTCAGCGCGACGGGTGTGATGGACATCATCGGCAACCTCGATGGCCAGTATGCAGAGAATGCATCGTGGCTGTGGAGGCGCTCTGTGCTCTACAGCCAGGTCATGAGCCTGCGTGATACGGCTGGCCACTTCCTCTTCGGCACCATGTCCTCGATGGACGGTGGCGCGACGATGCGTGTTGACAGCCAACTCGTTGGTTACCCGGTCGTGCAGTCCGATTTCATGGCTGCAGCAGGGGCTGGCAACAAAATCGCCTACTTCGGCGACTTCCGCCAGGGATACGCGCTGGTTGAGCGCATCGCTCTGCAGATCGAGCCGTATGTCGATCCTGCAATCCAGTCGAAGGATCAGCGTGCGTGGTACGTGCGGTTCCGCCTGGGCGGCGATGTGACTGGCGATTGGGCGCTGAGGTGCGGCCTGAACACCTAAGGGAGGTGAAGAAACCATGAAAACGATTGGCGAAGAGATCAAGATCGTTCACGTGGCTCCTGACAGCGGGGCCACTTCGACCTACACGCTGGCTGCGGGCACGACCGACGTCAACAGCGTTGCGGTGGATGCTCTGGGCTACAGCAGGATCGCGTTCCTGTGGGCGTTCGGAGACAACACGGCGTCGGGCACGTTCACGGGCTCGATCCAGGGCAGCGCCGACGGCACGACTGGCTGGACGACCATCACGGGAGCGTCATCGACGTTCACCGCTGGTGCGACGGACACGGACGACAAACTGTTGATGGTCGAGTGCAACCTCAACCCGACCTACCGCTACTACCGTGCGGTCAGTGATCGCGGCACGGCGAACACGGCTCTCAATGGCCTGTTCTGCCTGCTGGGTCGCATTTCGGGAGTTGAGCCGATCACTCAATCCACGGCGGCTGGTCAGTTCGTCCAGGCTCCGGTGATCGTCTAGCAGATGGGATGCGGGGGAGGTTCCATGCCTCCCCCCAGCCCAGGAGGAGTACGATGGTGTTGACGCATATCCAGGCGAGAGCTGGCGAGGTGTTGGTGATGCTGCCTAACGGTGAAACCCGTTGGGTTGCGGTGTCTGATCTGATCGCATTGGCCGAATCGGACAAACGCCGGGACGAGCCAGTCAATGACGAGCCAGTCAATGACGAGCCGAAGGGACAACGGAAACGGAAACTGAAATCGTGAGCTGGCCAACAGCAAGTGATGTCGTTGCGACCTGTCAGGCTAATGGTCTGCAGGTCGAGGAGTCTGTAGCCGCTGTCTGGCTGAACGCAGCAATCGCGGCGTTCGAGTCGATGACAGGCTGGCACCCGTTCCTGGCGGATGCCTCGCCAGGGTCGTTGACATTCGACGCCCCTGGCCTGGTGCCTGGGTTCGTGCTCGACATGAAAACGGGATTCGCCACGGTGGACTCTGTGTCACTCAATGGGTCCACCCTCAGCGCAGACGACTATATCCTGCATCCCGTTGGCAGCGGCTACGCTACTCACATCCAGTTTCTGAGGCACCCAGGATTCAGCCTGCAGTCCATCGAGGTCGTTGGTCGGCGTGGTCGGGTGACGAGTGTGCCGCCTGACGTCTATCAGGCTGTACTCATGCAGGCCGTCGCCTATGGATCGTCTCTTGCACCCGCCCTCGCGGCATCTCGGATCAAACAGGGGCAGGTAGAGATCGAGGTCGGCACGCGCGCCATGACCATGGACGATTCGGGGGTCACTCGTGGCCTGCGGTCGGTTGCGATGAGGTACATCAGGGTATGACCTACACTAGTCCGCTCCAGCTATACAAAGTGCAGCGTGCGCGATTCGCGTCCGTGGACCGCACGATCAAACAGATGCACAGAGAGATCGCGCAGGATGGTCTGCACGATGCGGAGGCGCTAACGAGCGGAGGCATTGGCCCGCAATGGGCGGCACGGCGACCATGGCTGCGGAAAACCCGACCGTTTGCTCGGCGTCGCCCAGGGCTGCTGGTGAAACCTCTGCCCATTGGCATGATCACCGGGCGGGTGAACATGGGGTTCGTGTTGAGCGCCTCACGGGGCCATGTGATTGTCTACGAGCTGCGAAACAGGGCGCCCCACGCGCAGTTCATCCTTCACGATTCTGGGACGCGATACATGAGAGGTCGCGGATTGCAGGCTGAGATCACGAAACGGTGGCGTGCCAGAAACAAGGCATTGATCGACACGGTACGAGCGAGACAGAAACAAAATGGCTGAAACAGTTGGATATCTCGATGTCACGACCCGCGGGAGCCGGTCGTCGTTCGTCAGCGGTGGCCTGACGGTCTACCAGCCGGTTGATGCGTCGGCGATTGCCGGTGACGGCATTCTGTTCGATGTCAAGGGCGACAGCCTCGGATGGTACTACAACTCATCGACCGATGTGGTCTATCTGATCAACAGCGTCGGCGATGCTGTGACGCTAACGCGGGTGGGTGACTACTGGCAATGGCTCGTCGGCCCGAATGATCTGAGGACGCCTGAAACGGCACCCGGCGCAACGTCCACGATGACGTGTCAGATTGTCGCTGAGCGCAATGTGTCGGGGGTTAGAACCCGCCTCTCCTCCAAGCCGTTCACGCTCAACGTCGTGCGGCAATATGGGTTCGCCCCCGGCTCCATCGACGGTCTCGTCGCCCACTACGACGCCTACACCCTCACTACAATCGCTGAGGGGGCGGCAGTCCCGTCGTGGGACGATCTGACTCTGTTCGACAACGACCTGATCGAGGCCACAAACCGGCCAGCGAAACGCCTCACGGGAGCCGGACGCCCCTATGTCTGGTTCGACGGGACAAACGACGTACTGACCTCTGAACTGGGCAATCTGGGCACAGCATGTACCCTGTTCGTGGCTGGGTTCATTGAGTCGTACGACGCGACGGTTCGCGGCTTCGTCCAGGTCGGCGGGACAAACGGGGCGCGCCTGGCGTTCAACTCGACCAACCTGCAGGGCAGATCAGGCACCGATGTCGCAAACACGTCGCTTCCAGCCCTGAACACGTGGTTTGTCGGGGTCGTCACCAAAACGGCTGGCGGCGCGGTGACGGTGCAGCGCGGGCTCAACGCGTCCGTGTCTCAGGCATCTACGGCATCGGTGACACCTGGGACCATCACGGTGGGCGACACGGCTGCCGACTCACCAGCGAATGTTGGCATTGGGGAGATTCTGGTCTACGATTCAGTCCTGAACGCAACCAACATCGAACGGGTCGTGAGGGCGCTCCAGAACAAATGGCAGGCAACGGGCTAGCATATGCTCCAGTACAAACCCCATCTGATCGAGGTTCACGTCCCCGTCGAGGCAGTCGATGCGGCTACCTACAGGGTGTATGGCGTGGAGTACGCCTATTCGGCTACTGTCTCAGGTCAGATCACGCCTATGACGTCTAGTCAGTCCTATGATTCGACTGGGGTGATGGTGGAGCGGCCACATCAGATGATGTGGGACGAAGGGGATATCCCTCAGGGTGCGCTCGTTGGTCACGGTGGTCGTTGGTTCGTAGCGCGAGCGGGCCAGCAGATTTGGGACGCTGAGCCGATTACTGCCCACCGTTCCATTGTGTTGGCGGAGATCGACGCGTCTGCGGTGGAGGCCGCTCACGCCATTGCCTAGATTTACGGCCTATCAGGCATTGATGACGGCCCTGGAGGCTGACATCAGGGCAGCGTGGCCACAGGTGAGGCGGATTTACCGTGGTTGGCCTAAAACGGAGCCGTCACGGGGTGAGGCATTTGCCGTTATTTGGTTTGACCCGGAGTCGCCGATTCAGTACGAGCCATCTGGCCAGGCTATGATGTTGACTCCACGGCTGTTCATCACTAAGGTCGAGCCTCTACCGCGCGTGCCAGAGCACTACCAGGACAGGCAGGTAGCGGACGCTGACGCACTAATCGCTAGGCTAGAGCGCGACATTCGTTACGCTGAGGGTGATGACGGTTATACGATGCAGGACCCCTGGGGCACACTAGGGCGTCTCGACATGGTTCACGATGAGCAGGTGTTCATCACGCAGGTTATGTTCTCGGCCAGAGTCCGGGAGTTTCACGAATCGAAACGATAGGGGATAGATCAAATGCCAAACGTTCAATCATTCGCCGACCTCGACGTATTCACCGCAGATGCGTCGTCGTTGCTCGCAAACATCAAGGGCGTGACATACACGTTCGAGCCGGAGAACGCTGATTCGTCGGCGATCAAGCGGATAGGCAAGCGACGCCAGACGGTGAAAAA